GTACTGCGATCATATTGTTCTTCTAGATTCATGATAGGAAGTCGGCCATATTTGAGGCCATACTGTAGAATGAATTCTGATTCCATAGAGCTGATAAATGATCTGTGCAGGAATGACTCAATTTTATTTTCATCAGGAACAAACAAGTTGAAGTAAAGATTTTTATGTGGATTCAGACTCGGCAGACATTTCTCATGAAAAAGTCTATATCTTGTTTCACAAACAGGTTTCATTTTTTCCAGGTTGTTGCAATGAATTTTGATTCTTCCCGCAAAAGTTGAATATAAAACGCCTCTTCCAGTACGTTTGTTTTTCCTATCAAATTTGTAATCATTCATCATACCGCCAGACATACCAAAGTATATTGTGTCCTCAATCTCGAAAGGATAAACATGATCATCAGGCTTTTCATCCAAAAATGCGATTGAGTAAACAACCGCAGTGATTTGGTTTTTCATTTCATAGATTTCATTCTTATTGAACCAACCTAATGACTTACCTAAGATTGTGGTGTTAATCATGTCAACATCCTAATCAAACCGATAGTGTCTATAGTAGTAAGCAAGAGGTAGTTAGCCAACATGCCAAAAGATTTGCGAGTAAAAGCAGCCCAAGCATAGAGACCGCAGCCGATGATCCAAATAGGATAAAGAGCAAGTAGGGGCGGATTCGGGACTGTAAGAGCCATGGTAATGCTACAGCCAATTGAAATAGCCCAAGCAAGCAACTCAACGCCAAAACGAAAAGGATGAGAGTCAATGTCATTTTTGATCCACTCAATGGTTGGTTTAAAAAACGTAATCATTTGAATTCCACACCAACCATCAACTCAGTCAAACATGCAACCGTGTTGATTTCTGCATCAGCAACGAATGCATGTTTATACTGATAGTCTGCGAGAATAATCACAGCTTGAGGAATACTCTGTGGCTGCAACACATCATACATTCCATCGTAGAGTTTACGATACAGTGTAGCTGGATCAATATCACTTGATGCAACCCACTTGCGCAAGGCACCAAAGTCTTTGTCTTTCAAAAACTTGATGACTTCACCCATGCTAACGTCACCAACCTGTGACAGAATGCCAACGTCAATAGTCTTGTCTACGTTGGATGAATATCTTTGTAGTTCATTCAGAACACGGCGAAAGTCTGGAAAGTGTTTCTTCACAACCTCAGCGATTACTTTAGGATCAAACTTGACATTTTCCTCAGCAAGAATACCGGAAACACGCTTGAAGAATTGACCAGCCATTCCAGTTTTCTCAGGTGATTTCAGTGTGAAATCCACAACAGCACATCGGCTGTGCAGTGGATCAATGATCTTGTTTTTGAAGTTGCATGTGAAGATGAAAGAACAATTTGATGCAAACTCTTCAATCACATTCCTGAATGCGGCTTGTGCGTTAGGTGAAAGATAATCAGCCTCATCAACGATGATGACCTTTCGTCCACCAGTGAATGACATGGTAGAAGCAAAGTCTTTGATCTTGCTTCGTACCATATCAACACCAGTTTCATCTGAGCCATTGATGACCAAATAGTCTGCATCAACTTCATTACACATCGCTTTAGCAACAGTAGTCTTACCAACACCTGCGCCACCATGTAGCAACAGGTTTGGAATTTCGTTCTTGTTGACGTACTCCTGAAAAGGAGCTTTCAGTCGGTCAGGAAGAATACACTCCGCGATTGTTTTTGGGCGATACCGTTCCACCCACAAAAGATGATCTAAACTCATATTTCACTTTCAAATAACAAAATATATAAATAGGTATAGGTCGCCGAGCGGGAACTCGCACCTATTCTAACATGAAAGGACCATGCCAGCATGATTATTTATCAAATCACCAACAAACTTACCGATGATTTTTATATTGGTAAGACTAAGAATCATCAAGAACGATTCTATAGGCACAAGTATAACGCAACCCACAACAAAAGTCAAACATACATACACCGCGCCATGAGAAAATATGGAGTAGAAAACTTCACATTTTCCATTTTGGAAGAAGTTGAGTCTCCGGAAGTTTTGAATCAACGAGAAATGTATTGGATAGATCAACTCAAACCAAAATACAATATGACTAGTGGTGGTGATGGCGGAGACACATCAAATTCACCAAACTACAGAGCAGCTATAAAAAGAATTCACTCAAATAAGAATCCGAAAGATTACGCGACATATGGAATGCTGGGTAAAAAGCAATCTTGCAATTTTTTTGAGGCGATTACAAAAGCAAACTCATGTCCAGTCTCTTGTGATGGCGTTGTTTATGATTCGGTGGGAAAAGCCCAATCTTCTTTTCCTGGAATCAGTATCAGAAAACGATTGGATAGTGAAAAGTATCCAACGTTTTTCAGACTTAGACCTAAAACCAGAAGAAAATGATATCAATCAGGCTTCGCTGTTTGAACCAATCTCAGTTGCGATCCAATACTGAATCTGCTTTGCGGTATTCTTGAAACTTGCGATACCCTTGAATGAAATTGACACTTCATATGCGCCAGGAATCATCTTCAAGTTTTCTGTTTTAAATAGCATAGAATATCGCTTGCCATTTCCAACACCAACCTCAAGTTCATTCGTATGTGACGATGTATTTTTGTTGTCTAGTGCATGAAGGAAGATTTTTGATCCATCAGATTTGAGAGCAACGTGTGGCGTAGCAAGACGACCAGATGCTTTTACAATGTGTTCCAAATCTTCCTGTGACAACTGAAATGTCACATCAGGTGTTGGCATGTTCACACTCTTTTCCGGTGCGTTTTTGATGTTGCTCGCATCACAAATGCGGTAAACTGTTTTGCTTCGTCCTGATGCCGCAGAGACAACAACGGAATTCGTAGATTCTTCAAACACAAGTGTTGAATTCTCACCTTCAAGATCAAGTGCTGACAGAAAACGATTCAAGTCAAAGATACCAAAATCATTTGGAATAACCTCACTGATGGTAGTCTCAGCGAGAATTTGTTTCTGTGCGTCACATGTACGCAAAACATTACCTTGACGGAACACAATTCCATCATTGATGTTGGCGAAATTCTTCAAAATGCTTAGTGTGTCTTTAGATAGCTTCATAATATACTCCAATAAAAAATCAATTGTACAACATTCATTCTGCTTTGTCAACAGAATATTTCACATCATGTTCGTATAGGAAATACAAACAACATGCGGCGTGAGCGAGGTGATGAATACCAGATTCAGAATCTAGTTTTTCACCTTGTTTCCATGCCCATAGATGCCTTTGTAAGGCGGCAAAGTATCTGCGTTTGGAATCAGGCACTTTTTGCCAGTTGTCTGGCTCATACTTCTGTGCACCAAACGTCAGAACCTTTACCATTTCTTCCAGTGCTAGTGGCGGCACCAAATCATAGCGCAACTTGTCACTGTCAAATTTGCGACCGGGTGTGGTATCAGTCGCACTCACATGTACAGTTTCATCATCAGTGAAATGTCGCATTACAACTTTCCAGTCAACTCTGCAATCTTAGGCATGTTACCAGTGAAAGCGTATGTGCCAATATGTTGGGTCTTCATCCATGGGCACAGATAGATTTTACCACCAGTTTTTCTCCACAGTTGGCAGAACATATAGTCCTCAGACAAATAACGATCAGAGCCACCGCCAGTTGCACTGTCTTTGGTATCAATGATTGTGTCAAAGTATGCGTGGATATAACGTGTGCCATCAAAGTTGGCTTGACCAACGTGATCGGGTTTGTATCGCAACTGAGGATAGGCTTCGGCCAGCACAGGGAAAACTTCACGTTTCACCATCATAAATCCTGTACCAATCTCAAGAACTTCCAATGGCTCAGTCACTGTGAATTGTTGTGTGCCTTTTACTACGTTGAAAACGTAATCGCCCACCAAGTTTTCCAATTCGCTTGCGGGCATATCAGGATGTTTCCTTGCAGCCTCAGCAATATTATTCCAATTGATTGACTTCTTTGGATATGGTCCGCCAATAACATCTTTATCCAAAGCAAGTAGTGCCACAACGTCTTGAGGACTAAAATGTACGTCAGAGTCTATGAATAGCATATGCGTACAATCGGAACGCAAAAATTCATCGACCAGATAATTTCTTGCGCGGGTAATTAATGATTCGTTGAATAGGAAAGAAAAACGAATTTCAACTCCATACTTCATCATCATCGTCTGTAAATCCAGGCAAGATTTCATATACATGCCGTGATTCATACCACCATACATTGGCGTTGCAATGAACAGTTTGTTCTTTTTCAAATCTTCAATTTTGACTTTGATTTCCATAATGTTTCCATAAATAAAGGGAGTGATACAGTATATATCACTCCCTTGATCAGATTTTATTGATCAATCAGGCAAAAGTGGCAACACGCTTTGTTTTAGACTGAGTAGCCAACATGCGCTTAGTTGGTGTACCCAGGCGATAGAAACTAATCTTGCGACCATCTTCCAAAGTCTTGGTGTTGGTATAGATAGCATGACCTTCTTTGCGCAACTCGCCGATCCGTGCGGCGACATTGGAAATGCCAAATCGTACACGGGCTTGTGCGGTAGTAAAGGTATTGTATCCCTCAGTTTTGCTCAGAGCAAGCAACATTTTCTGTTTTACGTTCATAAGAACTCCATAATAAAATCACACTTGTTTTGTGAGAGGTGATTGAAATCTCATTACACATGATAGCATAACGCCCAGAGTAAATCAATACTCTGGGCGGTAAACATGTGTCAATTAGAAAGGAATTTCTTCATCAACTGGAACGCGCTTCATTGTGGGAACAGCCTGTTCGTCAGCAGGAATTTTGGCTTTTGTAGCCTCAACGTCCAGTTTAGTGTACAAGTCAAGGAAGGATGTCTTGGTATCGATATCAAAACGATTCAGACACAAGCCAACAGCCTTCAGGCGGTCACCATGCACACCATAAGTTTTGCAGATGTGTACCAAACGGCGAGTGGAGATAATCTCGTCCACACCACCTTCTGCAAAGGTCTTCCGTGTGATATCAGCCCAAGTCACCAACAGATCGGCAAATTCATCATCTTGACGACCGAATGCAGCCATTTCCTTACGCACAATTTTCTTTTCAACTGCGGTTGGTGGATATTCTTGTTCATAGGTATTCAAGAAACGCTCAAGGAAGGCTTCGTTCAAAACGTTGGTGAACATATAACGACCATCATCGGAGCCTTTACCTTTTGTGTTAGCCGTAGCAACAACGGTAAAGCCCTCAGCGGGTGCAACCAATTCATTCTTCTTTTTCAGCAAGAATGGTTTGCCTTCCAGAACACGTTGGAGACATGCCAAATTCTGTGCACCATAATCGATTTCGTCAATACACAATACAGCGCCTTGGCGGGCTGCTACGGTAACAGGACCATCACGCCATTCCATCTGACCATTAATCAGTACATAGTTACCAAGCAAGTCGCCTTCATCGGTGTCAGGTGTCATTGACACACAGATAAATTTGCGACCAAGTTTGGCACAAGCCTGTTCGACGGACATGGTCTTACCGTTACCAGATTGACCAGTGATAAAGATGGGAAAGAATTGGTTGCTTTTGAAGATGGAAACCAAGTCATCAAAATTACCAAACGGAACATAATTCTTGTACTTTTGTGGAACAAGATTCTCAGTTTCCAACTGAGTTACAAGATTGGAGATTCGTGGTGCATCAACCACTTCTTTTTTAGTGTCTGGCTTTTTAGTAGTCATGGGAACAACATTTTGAACCAATGCAGTAGGCATTTTATACATGCCGCGTCCTGCGCGATTGGCTAGGTCTTTGAGGAACCATTGAGGTTCCTTGATATCATTTTCTGCACACAGGCTTTTGACTTCCTGCAATGTCATAAACTCTTTACCAGTTGCGCTGGCAATGGCAATAAACTTCTCACGCTTGTCCATCTGAATGGTACGCATAATAAACTCCAAATCAATCAAATCAATAAACTAATTATACAAGGAACATACCACAAAGTCAAGTGGTATGTTGTAAAAATCACACAGCAATTTCTGTAATGAATCGGTTCACAAGAACGCGGCTGACTTGCTTCTTTTTATTCATCTTGATAAATGCATTCTTTAGTTTGCTTGCTGTGAAGCTACCAGAAATTTCCAGTTCACCATCATCGGCTTGCAGGTCAGCATCACCAGGAATAAAGAAAAACTTATTGTAGCCATGATTGAAAGATTCCACAAACCGCTCTTCCTTCAAATCCTCGGTGAGTTTTTTAGCCAGTTCTTGGCGCTTGTGATAACCGCCATCACGATCAGGATATTTCTCATACAAGTTTTGACCTGTAGAGTCAGTGTAACGGCGAGACAAATTAGACCGTGCTGAGGCACCAGTACCTGCAATATAGAAACCAATGATTTTGGCTCCAGTTGCATTGCGATACCAATCAAAAACTACACTACGCAGGGCGGTGTCGTAATTGCCACTAGGAGCCAGCTTCTGAAACTTTGTTTTAGTGTCAACCAAAACATAGTTCTTACTGTTGAAATAATTGTACATTGTGTTGGTACCACCATCCACGTAATGGTACGAAATTTCATCAGCATCACCATCATGAATCAACGCAAGGTTCACGATATCAAGATTGTTCACTTTGCGGAATTGCTCAGTCAGTGGCTTCAATGCAACCATTGCTTCCATCATAGGTGTTGCAGACAATGGCTCACTCAAAGGAATACGAAAATTGCGCACATCACCATAATTCTTTTTAGAATATGCATCAGCCAATGTAACCATGTTACGAACACAGTTATTGAATTCAACATTACCCATACGTGAATTGAAATACTCACGCAAGAATACGTGGGAGAATGCCAACTCATTTTCGCCGCGGGTAAATGAATCTTTGGCAGTACGACCATGATCCATTTTGAAGCCGTCTGTTTCATTACCAAAACCATATACCACAAAAGGAATATTGACTTTACGGCAGAACATAACAAGAATCAAAATCTGCTCAATGGCCGCTGCCATTTGACCCTTCATTGAACCAGAGCGATCCAACAGCAGAATCAAACCATGCGATTTACCTTTCGGCACACGGTTCATTTTCTTGAAAATGTTGTCGTCAATTTGGTATTTGTAGATGCGATTCACATCAATGTCACCAGTATTAGACACTTTAGTCTTTGAAAACTTTTCTGCGGCTTTGCGCATTTCAAATTCTTTGGCCAACAGGCTGATATATCGATCATTGTTGTTTTTGAAATCTTTGACCAATGCATCTTGCTCGGCGCGCAAATATGGGCTCCAAAACTCTTGCATTTGTTTATGCACAATGGATGCTGGTGTCAAAATTTCAGACATGATCGGTGTAGGAACATTCATGTAAGAATAGTCTTTAGACTTTTCGTCCAGAAGTTTATACTCATTTTCACGGTAAGCCTCATCCGTTTCACACGTTGGCTCAAAATCATCTTGACCAGCTACAGACTGAGTTGGTTTGAAACGATTGATTTGGTTGCCAGGTTTTGTGTCTTCGCTTTTTTCATCAGACTTTTGTGCATCAGCATTTGACTTTTTATTGCCAGGCTTTTGCTCACCATCTTCGGATGATCCATTAGTTTCTTTACCTGAACCACTATCGGATGATCCATCAGTTTCTTTATCTGGACCATTACCAGTTGTTTCTTCCGAATCATCAGACTGGTCCGAATCATAATCAGACTCAGAGAATTCACCATCGTCCATTTCATCCATGTCCATACTAAATTGCATGGCAGGAAGTTTGTTTTGCTTTTGTTGATCTTGCTTAGAGTAATCAAAAATTGCGCCAGTGATTTCTACAACATCATCCCAAGTCTCAGCGGCTTCTACCTTGCGAACAAACTCAGACTCTTCATCCGTAAATTTGACGCCAGTTGAAATACCACCTTTAGTGTATACGTTCAGGCGGTCAATGAATGGGAAGGTATTGATATCACGGTCACCGAGACCGAAAAAGTCACGGGACAACAATTCGCCATATGCTTTGACGAATGAATTACGGAGACCAGGAAAGCGGCGCTTGATTTTCTTTTCGATGCGGGCATCTTCAACCACATTCAGAAAATGCTTGAAGTTGCGGCTGATCTTTTTGTCTTTGCTTGTTACGGCATTGTGCCAACCTTCTTCAGGTGTTTCCAATGCGTGACCAACTTCATGACCAAGCAATAGATCATAAAGTTCACCAGACATATCAGTCCAGATAGGGCAGTAAAGTGTGCGATTCTTCAAGTCAAAAGCCGCAGTTTGCATCTTGCGGTGTTCAACTCGGATGTTTTCAGTAGCCATCAACTTGGCCAACTGCGACTTAGATTCTTGGGAAAAATTCATGACATTCTTTCTATCAACAGGATCAATTATATCAGGTGCAGGAAGAATGTCAAGTACTAAAAAAGTATTAATTCACTAAAAAACAACAGTTCATGGCTTCCAATTGCGAGTCAGTTTCATTCCGTACTCATTATCACCTTCCGGAAGAACCACACCAGGCTTGAATCTCAGTTCATTCTTTTTGAATGGATTGTAGTCAACGTAATGGTGCCATCTACCATAGCGCCAAACAACTCTTGCAACGTCTGGATGCATTTCCTCAAGCATCTTAGATTTGTTGATTGTACCGCTACTATTATAGCCAGTCTTTTTGAAGTTTTCATCCTCATCAGCGAATTCTTTGTGGTAGAATTCTTCGGTGTTTCCACCCTTGACAGTTTGTGTAGCAGCCTTACCTTGTAAGAATGCATTGAATTGGATGGTACAATCACCATCTTTCAACACACGCAAGCAGATATCAGTGTCTTCATTGTAGCGGCCACGCCAACGGTGCTTGCAATCATTTGAAATCAACAAACAGGAATAGATTCGTGTGTTTGTGACGTATGGTGGATATTTAGAATTCGGTGCAATAAAGAAACGATATTGAAAGCCTGAGATTGGTACGTTTTCATAACGATCAACAAAGTCCTCAGCAGCTTTGAAGATAGCTCCAGACTCAACACGATATCGCTTGTTTTGTTGCAGACGGTAGAAGTCTGTGATGTTGTCATCAAGAACCCAATGCTTTTCGGCACCAATCGAAATCGCATGATCCCAACACCAGTTTCTTGCACGACCTGGACCATCACCATGATTACTGAATGGTGCAATCAACAAGGTGACATATGGGCGAATACCAAATGCATCAAGTGCTTTCTCATAATTTTCTTCATCTTGTGGCTCAATTGCAATGAAGTGTGGCACTTTCATTCTAGCCAAAGACCTAGAGGTCAGCATGGATTCATGGCGACCTTTAGAGATAATGTAAACGGGATGTTTTGGGTTGATGATCATTCTACAATCCAACGAGTCAATGAGTTGTCTTCAATTTCAAGTTTAGGATACCAGATGCTTTTTGTTTTGTCAGTGAGTTTCTGGTCAACAAGTTTTGCAAATTCATTATAGTCTTCCTCACTGCGAAAGTTCAGATAGATTTGTCTCCAAGGAGGGTTATCATTCTGATCATATGTCGGCATGCCTTTCCAGTGCTTCTTCCAAATCTGATCACGAGTCAGCAGAGAGTCGTCTGGTTCAGCAATCAAATTTTCTTGCACACCACCATCAATGAATTTGGTAACATCGATGTAATCTTCGGCTTGAAAGTCTAGGCAACTTTCATATTCAGTTGTTTCTTCAACTTTTTTATCTGTCATTTGTTTCTCCGAACGTGTTTCTTGATTACCTTAGCTTGGCGCTTTCTTGCCATTTGTAGTGCTACAGGTTTAACATGCTGAGTATACACTACACCGTTCATATGGTCAAGCTCATGCTGGTAAACTTGTGCTGTCAGACCTTCAAAATGTGTAGTAACTAAGTTTGCTTTTTCATCATAGTACTCAACATCAATACTACCATATCTAGGAACGTTTAAATTCAAGCCAGGAAATGATAGGCAACCTTCAGGTTTACGAATCTCTTCACCTTGCGTGGCAACAATCTTTGGATTGAAACACACGATACCATCACCAATCACGAACACCCTAAAGCCGATGCCGACTTGATTCGCAGACAAACCAAGACCACTATATGCGGCTTGTGTCTTTTGCAGTTGGCGAATAAATTTTTGTATGCCTGGTTGCATGATTTGAGTGATATCAAAATCAGGCATGACCTGTGATAGCTTAGGATGTCCCTCAGCTAGTATGGGCAAAATTGAAACAACCTCTTCAACAACTTTTGTTGGTGAATTGGTATTAATTGTTATAACGTCATTGTCATTCATCGTGTCCATCCTTCAGCGCATCCTTCGGCTTTTTCATATTTCATAAAATACTCAGCATGATTATAGTCAGTATCTGCATCATAATAAAGTACCATATACTTATGTTTTCCATTGACTAAAAAAATCTGAGCAGACTTTGCTCCATTGCTATACTCACTAAGAGATTTCAGCACGGTGTAATCTCCTTCCATACTCACCTCGCAATCCTCGAAAAATTATTGACCTTCTCAAACCTTATAAGATTTCTAAACTTATCTTGTAAAATATCACCCTTGTGGCTGATAACAAACAGATTGACATCCTCTAGCATCTGTAGAATCGTCATCAGATAATCTGTTCCGTTTGTATCTAGTGATGAATCAAACACTTCATCCAGAATCAGTAAGTTGGTGTTTGTTGAGTTCTTCAACTTAGCAACCGCTCTCCATGTCAACATAAGTGCCATGTCAATTCGTTGTTTCTCACCTTCACTGAAGGATGCGTAACTAAATTCATCACGGTGCCTAGACTTGATTGTTTCTTTGAATGACTCATCCAAATTGAAGTTGACAAAGAAGTCTAGTGAAGCCAGATACTTATTCACCAATTTGTTGATGATTGGTAGATATTGTTTGATGATCTTAGTCTTGATACCAGTGTCTTTCAACAGAACGGATGCGGCATCAAGATATGTTTTTTCTTCAATCAATGCTTGCTTTTCATCAGTCAATGCAGACAGCTTATTACGCAAGTCATTCAGTTTCAAGTTCTCTGCATCCAAATCATCCTTTGTTGAGGAGAGTGATGCAATCTCTTTTTGAAGTCGATTGATGTATTTGTTTGTCTCAATGATTGTCGCATTGTTTGATGCGAGGCTTACTTGGCGAACACGAACCTCGTTAGACACACGAATGATTTCATTCAGTCTGTTTTGTTGCTCGGATATCTCAGTCGCAATTTTCTCAAGACCATCAGACATTTGCTTTGATGCACCAGATAGTGTGGATATTTGTTGCTCTTTGAAGTCTTGCTGAATCTCTTGTCTGCAAGTTGGGCAACTATCACTATCATGGAAGAACTTCAAGTCTTTCTTATGCTTACTCAGATTGGTTTCAATCTTTGTTTCAAACTGGTGCAGCTTTTTTATCTTACCTTCAATAACATCACGGTCAACAATTCCAGCTTGCAAGTGTTGAACCTCAGCATTCAGAGTTTCAATGACAGATTGTACTGTCTCCATCTGCAAAAGAACTACACCAATTTCACGATTCTTTTCACTAATCATGTCATCATTGTTCTGTTTCAACTTTGAAATATGACTGTTCTGCATGTCATATTTTGAAGTTGTCAGTTCAATGTTGTGCTTGTTGGAAGAAATAGAATCTTTGTTTGTGCTGATTTTGTCTTTCAGCACAGTGTTCATTGTGGAGAAGATTTGGATGTCCAGCAAGTCTTCAATGATTGCTCTACGATCAGCAGCAGACAACTGCATAAACGGCACAAAGGATGCTGATCCAAGAATGACAATCTGCGTGAACGACTTGTAATTCAGTTTCAGAATCTGTTTCTCAAGTGTTTCCTGATAGTCTCTTGATGCTGCATCCTGATTCATCAGTTCGCCATTGACGAAAATCTGAAAGACTGTTGGCTTTATTCCACGTACAATCTTGTATTGCTTTGTGCCAATGGTGAATTCACACTCAACAACACAGTCTTTCATATTGATGGAGTTCACCAACTGTGGCTTATTGATGTTGCGGAATGCTTTACCAAACAACACATAGCACAATGCGTCCAGCATAGTGGATTTGCCAGCACCATTAGTGCCGACAACCAGTGTGTTTGGAGAATTGTCTAACTTGATTTCTGTCCAGTAATTGCCAGTTGACAGGAAGTTTTTAAATCTAATTGTTCTAAAGAAAATCATTCAATAATTTCAACGTTTAGTGACTCAACGTAGAGTTCACGCATAAGACCTTTTAGCTTTGTTGAGTCAACGTTTGTTGCTAATCCATCAATGTACTTTGATAGAATCGTCATAGTATCCTCAGCTTGATCAACCAAGTCGCCATCGTCAATGATTGTATCTGTGAAATCTTCAACGACAGCCACGTCTGCGACACCACCTTTATGAAGGTTGTCAATCACTGTATCAAACATGTATGCATTCTGTTTGTTAGCAACGATAACCTTCACGAAAGTGTTTGCGTATTGATCAAAATCATATGCGTTCCAAAAAGCAAAATCTTGCTGAGTGTCATCGTATATGATCTTGTGAAACATTTTATATGGATTCGCAACAAATGTCAAGTCTCTTGTGTTGGTATCAAAGATGTGGAATCCTCGTTGATCACCGTAATCAATCCAGGTGATCTCGTATTGATTTCCAAGGTAGGTAATGGTTCCATCTGTAGATTTATGATGGAAATGACCAGATAGTACCATATCAAAACGATTAAAAGTCTTGCGATCCAAGCCTTCATGTGCAATGTTTCCTTTATCCATTTCAAAGCCAGCAATTTCAAAATGACCCATGACGATTTCAGCTTTAGTATCTCGCAGAGACTCCATTGAATGATCATAGTTGCTAGAGTTAATCCATGGCACCAACAAGACGTTTAGACCATCATAGGTCATGTCTTTAGCTGTTGTGAATACGTTGATGTTTGTATAGCGATCAAACAACTCATGCATCGCATTGATTTCATTTGTGTTCTTGTATGTCACATCATGGTTGCCCACGATCACGTCCATGGTGATGCCGTCACGCTCCAGAACGTCAAAGAATCTTTTGCGCCACTGATTCAGGATAACATAGTTGATGAACTTGCGGCGATCAACAACATCACCTAGATGAATGATGTGTGTAATGCCATGTTGCTTCAGGTATGGAAAGAATGTGTTCTCCCAGAACTTGAAGAAGAATTCGTTGAACAGGAGACTGTCGCCTCTGGCTCCTGCATGAGTATCATTTATCAGTGCAATTTTCATGGGCGAACTTTACTCGCAACACGATTGCGCAACTCAGTCGTTGAAAAACTGTGCCTGCGTTGATTGTAGTAAATTTTGATATTGCGCTGTTCACAGATGCTCTTGCCTGTGAAATTCTTGTCAGCATACTCTTCACCAATGATGCGGATGCTGATCGGCAAGAACATCAACAAGTCTTCCAAATCTTTCTCTGTTTGGTACACGATGATTTCATCAACGTATTTGACTGCACTCAGTTGAACAAATCTCTCAACGACAGATTGCACAGGTGAATTCTTGGTATCTGGGCGGTCGATGGATGGATCCAGTTGCAAACCTACGATGAGGTAATCACACACAGACTTAGCTTCGGCCAGCATAAGGATGTGACCGGAATGTAGTAGATCAAAGGTGGAACAGGTGAATCCGACTGGCTTTCCAGTCATGTCGTCAGGTAAAGATAGCATATTGAACTCCATGAATTATAATTCGTCAGGCAATGGGTCTTCTAGTATATCAGGTTCCATGAACTTTTCAAGACCTTTTGCTTTGGTTTTCTTCTTTTCCTTCTTCTTTTCCTCAAAAGTCTCAATGAATTCCGAAATGTTATCATACAACACGAACTGTTTCATGTTACCTTCCGAGTCTTCATACATCTCACCAGAGTCTAGGATACCAAACTGTTGAGTCGCTTTGTACTTCACATACAATTGCTTCTTTTCTTTTTGGATTCTGCGTAGGAACGCGAAGTAAATTACCTGTGTGAAGTATGCGAATGGATTGGAAGACTTTGTTGGGTCAAAGTTTCTGAAATACATGATGCAGTTTTCGATACCATCACAAATCATTTCCTCTCGGAAAGAGTATGATATGAAGTTTGGCTTCCTGGATAGATGATTCGCAATCTTTAAAAAGCACTCACCGATATAGTTTGGAATAATCGGGTCTTCTTTACCTGCTTCTTTGGCTGCATCACATGCGGCTCTGTAACTGATCAGTGCGGCTAGAAAGTCCGCATTGTTTACGTAGTGTTTCACTTTTGTCATTATGTTTACCTAAAACATCACTTGACATGCCATGGAGACTTGTCATATAATGGGGGTGTTGGGTGTTTAGAATTAATGTATTGTTTGTTTATTAGTACTTGGTTCTTGAGGTAGTTCATCTGTATCATCTTCTAGATCAAGTTCTTCACCAGAATCAAATTCATCAAGTAATGAATTGTCAATCTGATCATTGAAGTTCGCAACGACTTCATTAGCTTCAACGACTGCATTGTTATAGTATTCAATCAATGCTGATCTAGGCTCAACAATAGTAAGTACCTCACTCATAGAAATACATGCAGAGTTTGTTTGAATGAGTTCGATAGGTAACCATGGAGACATTAACAACATTGATTTACCAGCAGACATTCTCTTATAGAAGAGTGTCATTGGATCATACATCTCTATTATGCCATTGCTATTCAGATGGTATGATGCGATGATATCTTCACCGTCTTTGAGCCTAATAATTTTAACATTATCCATTTTTTATATCTATCTTGTAAAATTTGTAAGAGAATTTCTCCTCTTCATATATTTTAACACGTTCCACGAAATGTTTCAATGTAAAATTGGTATGTTTACCTATTCTAAAATCATCAGCAATATCATATAATGTCGCAGAGTCTTTGTTATCACCTTTACGCAAGACGCGACCTAGAGATTGTAGATTACGAATCCGAGACTTTGATGGTGATGCAAAGATCGCATTGTGTAGATTCTTTATATTTATGCCTGTAGAAAAAGTGCCATATGAGGCGATGATGATAGCATCATTTTCTTTCTCTGTGATATGACGAATCTGTTCACGAGTTTCAACATCTGTACTACCATGCACAAAGAATACCTTACGATCTTTTTTCTCAGCGTCAATCAGTCGCATCAATTCTTTGCCATGCTTTTCAACTAGCTGAAACAAAATCAGTGAGTTGCCTTTCAGAGACAACGCTAGATTTTTGATGAATGCATTTCGCTGTGGATTCTTTACCAAGTAATCTATCTCAGCTTGGTAGTCCCAATCACGACTCAGTTTGCATACGGCATCTGAGTATTTCAGGGTCAGGCATTTGATTTTCAATGATGATACTTGGTCATTGTCCATCAATTCTTTTGTTGTAATGACTTTCAGCACAGGACCAAATAGTCCTTCTAAGACTAACTTGTGTGTCTGTGTGCCATCCAAAGTGCCAGTACAACCGATGCGATACTCTGTGTTCTCCAGATTTGACATGATTGTTGTCAGTGACTTTGCTTTGAAGTCGTGCGCTTCATCACCTAGAACAAAATCAAACTGTTCAAAGTACTCTTTAGGTAAATTGTATATTGATTGCCATGTGGTGATAGTCAAAAACTTATCTGTGCTTTTGTCTTTGCCTGCGTACTGTCTGTGGCAGTATTGATCTGAGTCATAACCATAGGATTTGAAATCAGAAAACATCTGTTCAGCAAGAGAAGTTCTAGGAACAATTAGCAGACCCTTCTTGCAATTTTGCTGAATGTGGCGTATAATCAGATACAGAATGAAAGACTTACCACTTGATGTTGGAGATAGTAAAAGTGCTCTCTTATTACGTATTGCATGAACAAACGCATCAATCTGATAATCACGCTGTTCTAGGTGCTTTGGGATGCCTAGAGTTTCGATGAAGTCTTTTGCCTCTTTGATTGAGAAGTTCTCTAATCCATCTATAGACTTATCGTACACGACGGTGTACTCTCTATCATCACAGAATTTTTGAATGTATGGAATCAATCCATAGTAAATCTTGTTACTACGGACATCCATGAGTCTGATCTTGCCGTCCCAGAGTTTGTTCTTGAATGCTGGAACAAACTGATATCCTGGAACCAAAAAAGTAAAGTGATCTGATAGCTCTTGCGCTAGGCTTCGCTCACACTTTATATGCACATACGCACCATTCACTTTACTAATAATTAGATCACTCATTATACACCCTGTATGAATCGCTCCCAGTCAATTAAAGATTTTAGCTGGAACGTTCTACTATGTAGTTCTTTTAAAACAGACTCACAGTAACTAATGATCTGTTCATTCATACGTCTAGCAGCAAGATACTTGTTCATATCTTCGTCTGCATCCATGTAAGTTGCAATATCAGATTTTAATACGAATGGAAATGGTTCCCATCCATGTTTCTTCAAGTCTTCATTACTCATCTTACCAGTATAGTATTCCCACTTGATTTTCTTCATGCGGTTGTACTTGAACTCCAAGTCCTGAAGTTGGTACTTGTGGTGTGATAAGATGTTTAGGTATTTTGCGTGGAGCTTAGGTATGTCTAACATTGCTTTGCCAGGCTCAGTCCTGTCAACGTTAGCATCTTTTATCCACTCATTCATAATTTCATCAAGTTTGCTCATAATAATCTCCTAAGTGGAGTTTACACTAATTAGGTCAGTTTTTCAATGTTATAATAGGTAAATCTGATTGAAGCATCAGCAGTCAATACATTGTCTGGTGTGTCTTGTGTGGACAGCACAAAGGATGATAGTGACGTTGGGAATGCATCAAAGAAATTGAATCTGACAAGAGGTGTAAACGATGATGAATACACAGTCAATGTTGCATCCGAAAACTGTGGCTGTATTTTGTTTGCGTACTTACTTTGCTTGGATAAATTTTTATAATCCTCAAAGTTTTCTGGGAAAGTCATGCCTCTGATCCAATTATGAATCTCTAGCCAAGAGGACATCTTTTCATCTATAGCAAAAGTCACGTTCATGATATCGTATATTGCTTTTTCACCAGGTGAATACATCTCCACAAATGGTGTTGCAATTGGAATCTCACCCAATGAAATGCCAGGAACTGATACCGATTGACAAAAGAACTGTACGTTAGGAACCCTACTGAACGTCAAGTGAAACTTGTTCGGATGTAGAAAATTCTGATTGTCCGGTGTGTTTGATAGTGCTATACTTGTCATGATACTATTTATACAAATAAAAAGAGGGAACCGAAGTTCCCTCTGGAGGTGTCTATCTTAACGTAGACTTGTTTTCTTACATAATGCTTACATTATATTCGTGATCTTAAATGCGCGATAGTAGTTGTTCTTACCAGCGTTCAATGCACCTGCGCCTTGTGCAGTACCTTCAGCGAATGGGTTAGCAACTAGACCGTAACGAGTCTTGAAGCCAATTTTTGGCTGGAAGGTGTTAGTGTCAACTGCGCGAACCATTTGCAAAGGAACGTATGGGCAGTAGAACATACCTGCGTCATATGCGTTAGAACCCTTGTAACCAACAACTGCGAACTCAGATGTGGATGCTGTTGGGAAGTATGGATCGATATAGACCTTGATACGACCGAACAATGTACCAGCAAATGTGTTGCCTGTGTCGTCAACTTGCAAGCTAACTTGGCTAGCCAAAGCGGATTGATAATCCAATAGACCTGCCATTGCGAATGCGGAAGCCACATCAGAAGAGCAGATTAGGGTGTTACCCTTACCACGGCGTGTCAACTTAGCGATTTGGTTAGCTTCGCGTTCGATTTGGAATGCCAAACCTTTTACTTTTTCAACCATCCAACGACCGTTAGAGTCAGTATCCAAGTCAAAAGTACCAGCTGTTGTTGTACCAACCAATGCGCCTGGCTTAGCAACTGTGTAAACAGTACGCAGAACTTCACGGTTGATTTCAGCAAGAATTTCGCTAGAAAGAATGTTGCTCAATTCAGTTTCAGCGTCAAGACCATGAACTGCTTTCAAGTCTTGTGCCAATTCCATTGAGTACTCAGCCTTCAATGCGCGAGTCTTAGCAGTAACGGTAACTTTCTCGATAGAGAAGCCCATTTCAACTGGTGTCAGACCTTCAGCAGTAGCTGTAGGCATTGCAGTTGCTGTGTTAGCGTTGAAAATCTGGAATGGACCGTCAGAAGTTGTGGACTTCATAGACAATGTTTGGTGTGCGCCTTCACCGGAGAAGCTAGTGTTAGCTTCGTTGTAGAAAGCCTCAGTGCCAGTCGATGGAACACGATCAGTACCATACATAGAACGCATTGCGAAAATCATGCCGGTAGGTCCAGTCATTGGCTGAACACCGCAGATATCGTAAGCGATCAAGTTAGGTAGCGAACGGCGAACCAAGCTGATCAAGATTGGATCGAAACCTGCTACTGGACCAGTAGTAGTTGCACCACCACCAAAACCACCTGTACCGGCAGAGTTAGTTGGAGCTGTTTCGTTTAGCATACCAGCGTCTTTTTGCATCGCTTGGATTTGGTTCTCAAGAACCACCGCAGTAACGGCGCGCTTGTATGGATCGGTGATCTTTGGAAGATCAGCGTGTTCTAGGACCGGAGCCCATTTTTGTTGTAGTTGTTCGGAAAGAAACATCTAATATCTCCTTGTTATATAATTAGATTCGGGTTGTTTTTGAAATTGACTGAACGATAGAATTCATGAATGCATCAGAAACTACTTTCTTTTCTGCAACATCTTCTACTTGTTCGTGAAGTGCGGTGGCATCAGCCTTCTTTACACCGGAAGGGAAATAGTTTTCACGGATAGTATCAAGTTTAGCTCTGTACTCTTCCTCTGTGGAATAGTCTACACTCTCTGCAAGTGCTTTGATCTTCTCAACTTGTGTCGCGGTCAAACCTTCACATACTTCGCGGGTCACTTCAGCTTTGTGAGCATCAAAGAGTGCATTACGGTACTCAATAGAACGCTCAACTTCTTCGTCCAACTTGCCGCTTAGTTCTTCAACTTTAGCTGCTAGTTCGTCAACGAGATCAACTTTTTCAGCAGGAACATCAATGTAGTGTTCTGCAAATAGATTCTTCAAACCATTGATAAAGTCTTCGGCCAATTCGGAGCGAATACCATTGTCAATAGCGATTTGATTTTCTTCCATCCATTGCTCAACAACATATGAAAGGTAATCGTTTACTTTGTCTGTTAGTTCTTCTTTGACAGATTCAACAGCTTCTTCCAACATGGAAGCATAGTGTGTTTCGATCTGTTCTTCAATCTGAGCAACGCGGTCTAGGACGCGAGCTTCAAAGATTGTGGAAACTTTTGTTCTGAATTCTTCGGAGATGGTCGAGTCGTCAGCAAAGATTGCATTGATATCTTCCGATACAAAGCTGGTTTGCTCTTCTTCAACTTCTTCTTTCTTCAAAGAATCTACAACTTTACTGGATGCATCTGATCCTTTAGTTGTTGGTGCAGTTGCACTCTTAGATGTGAAACTCATCTTGTGTGAGTTGTCATCTGGTTTAGCGTTTTCTGGTGTTGGACCGCCGGCGTCAGTAGTCTCGCCTTCCAGCTTTTGTGGAGGCATTGCATTCTTTCCCTTGCCTGAAGCAAGGATTTCAGCAGCAGCCTCAAAAAGTTTATTAGTAGCCATTTAGGAATCTCCTTTGTTTGTTTATTTATATAATTTACAGTTTCGTTAGAAAATTTTCAAAGAGGCGAGCAGCCACTTTTTCAATGTCTTTTCTTGAGGCATTTCGAATTGCTTGTTTCGTTCTATCGATATCCATTTCAACGAAACGTCCTTCGACAAACAACCACTCTTTGTTTTCCATAATACCATCGACGAATGCGCCAGGTGCAGATGGATCAGCAACAACATCAGCAGCAGTAGCTAGCCTGAAGTCATCGGAAACAATATTGATACCGTCACGTCCTTGAACAAGTGAACCCATACCCCTTGAAGATACACCTAGACTTACGCCACAATCAATAAAGTTCTTCACTATATTGCCATATGGTGTATCTAAAACTCTAGCTTTGCCGATAAATCTATTCTGATCATCTTCTGTAAGTGATTCGATCTTGATACACACGCGCTCAAGGTTGATTGATGGTGTATCAGGATGTCCAAGTTCACCCAATGCGCGGTTTGTTGTGATGTACTCTTGTGTGTAACGTCCAACTTCTTCACGCAATGTGCCGATCTTATACATTCTGCGATTACGGTTAGCTTGTTCACCAACCAGAAATACGCCTTGAATGTATAGATTCTTTTTGCCGTCTTCAGTACTTTCTGTTAAGTACTTTATGTCTTCAATTGTTTCTGTAATTAGTTTCATAGGTCTCTGCTATATGTTGCTGTTTTGCTCATGACCAAAAGTAGTGTGCCGACTGTGCCATCGTTTGTCACAAAAACGTTTGATGTTGCACCGTTAGCAATTGCTCCAATACCCATATCTTCTAAGTTGATCGTGTGGTTCTTATTCAACTCCAGAACAAGTGTTCCTGTTGCATCATTACCACGATAAACTTTCCATGTGCCATCACTGCTTGATGAAACGTGTGCGATTGCTGCTGCTGATACGGTTTCAAGCTGTGTGTTAGATGACAATTGTGCCAACGTAACCAACGTGTTTGTATTTCCCGTTACACGGATCGTAGACTTCGATCTTAGTGTGTTAGTAATTTCTTGTGGCATTTATCGTATTCCCATTGATTTGCGGCGGCGCATTGACATTTTTCTTTTCAGCAATGTTCTATTCATTCTAGCGCGACCTTTTGTTTTCCAGTATCTCTTTAGCTTTCTAGCTTTTTGAATTCTTGCTGTTGCTGGTATTCTCTTAACAGTGTTGCCTGATATTCTAAAGCCTTTGATTGCAGAACGTCTAACGTTTCGTTGTACAACGATTCTTCCTTTAGCGTTTCTACGAATTCTTCTGCGAATCTTTTGGATTCTGCCCTGCTTTACAATATTAGCTTCCAATAAATCTTCAGCAACATCATATATATCTACCGCAATTGCCCGCTTTTCTTCCTCAAGCCTTTTTGCAACAACAGAGTTCATGTGAGCAAAGATAACATCTCTTGCTTCACTAAGTTTATTCTGTGATATGAGTTCTATGAAGTTCATTGTACTTTACTAAGTGCAAATTCTTTAGCTTGCTCAAATGTTTCTGGTGATGTATGAATCAAATCCACAAACTTTTGTTGATTCTCTTCCGTTAAACTATGATACACTGATTGAAATGCTTCTAGCGTTTGTTCATCAAGCTCAACAATATCACCAGTATCAAGTTCGATTTGCTCAGATTGAATCGGACCGGCATCATCTTGTGTGAATGGAATCGCAAAATCTTTACCTAATCTTTCGTTATGGTAAACAGCAACTTTCATGCCACCAGGAATCAATCTGATTGCTTTCCTTTTCAATATCAGGATGAAAGGAGGTTCTTTTGCCAAACTTTCGTCCAGCACAATCTCTTCTTTGACTTCTTTATCAAATTCAATACGATGTGCTCGGACTTTTTTACCTGAAGCTGACAGTTTGAAATCACTGGTGTCAACAACAGATTCCTTTACAGACTTACGTACTTGACGATGAATTTGTGGATTGTTTGTGATTAGATCAACCATCTTAACAAAAATATTTTGTATGATTGATCTATCAGCTTGGGTAAAAGTTGGTCGATCTTCTTCCATCTTTGCAAGAATCTGGTGCATACGTTGAATCTGTGCTTTGTTGCCTAGACCGGCACGAACCAAAGCATCGAACTTTGAAAAGTCCTGCTTTTCTTCCTCAACTACACTCTTGAATTCTTGCAACGACTTCATTATTCGCCTTGTGTTTCTTCAGCTTCAATTTGTTCTTCAGCTTCAGGTTGATCTTCGGTTCTGCCGTTAAACAATGTTGAAGCAACGTCTTGCTTTTTAGCTTCTAGTGCATCAAATGCTTTTGCAGATAGTAACTCTTCTAGAGCACTCTTAGCTTCTGAATTTTGACCTGCACCTAACATGTCAATTACTTGTCTTGCATCCATAATTATCTCCTTATTTTCTATTTAGCACTCTACTGAATCTTGATACTACCGCATCATGTTCTGGTGTATCTGACTCGTTTGAACCACGATCTGATATATTGTCTTCGGGTGGAAAGTCTGCTGGATCCACTTGCTCTTGTTCCTGATCTTGTCCTTGATCAGGTGGAAGTGGTCTTCCATCTGGTCCAAGTGGAGTTGGCTCAGGCTCTTTAGAGATTTGTTTATCCATCATTTTGATATCATCGTCAGTCAACTGCAAGATATTTTTCTTTACCCACTCTTGTGAGAAATATCTTCCTACATATGGATCAACCATACCCAACATTTGCAATCTATTTTGCCACAATTCAGCATCACGCAACTCAGTAAAGTTGTTGTCTTTCTTGTAGTCATAATAAATCTTATCCCTAAACTCGTCCCACTCTTCTGAAGTACAGATTCCTTTTAGAACCAACTGTGTCTTCAGTGCGTGATCGAAAATTTGTGAGAACTTGTTACGAATCTTTGTGATGAACTTGTTGAATTTTAATTCATCTCTGGTGACTTCAGTTGATCTACCAAGACCAACCATACCACCGCTTTGTTGCTCCATACGTGAGTATGGTACGTTCATCGACTGTAGTAGTTTCTTTTGGAAATACTGTACGTCTTCCATCTGACCTAAGTTTTGACCAGCAGGAAGTGTTGTGATTTCTGTACCTTTACCGCCTTCGCGTCTAGGCAACCAGAAGTCTTCAAGCATAGACATGTGCTTACGATCATCGCGCAACTCACCTGTGTTTGCGTCATAGACCATTTTGTTCTTATACTTGACCATCACATCGCGCAGATACTGTTCAGCTTTACCTTTTGGCAAATTACCAACGTCAATGTAGAAAATTCTACGTTCTGGTGCACGACTAATTCTGTAGATAACCACAGCATCTTCAATCATGCGCAACTGGTTCAGTGGCTTGATTGCTTTGTGTAGGTGCGAAATAACAAATGTGTTCTTTGCATCCATCATGCCTGAGTTGACGTTGATGATGGATTCTGGTGCAATTCTCAGTCCAGCATTAGCTGCTGCTGTGAATGCTTGTGTGGTTGTACCACGATCATTGTAAAGATAGTATTCAGCAACAGACTTGATAATGTCTGCGCCAGTTTTCAGATCGCGCCCCTTCTGGACTTCACGAACTTTTCTAATTTTTCGTGGATCAACGTATCTCAGTTCCTGAATACCCTCTTTGGGGTTTTGTTCATTGACGATGACATGATAGTAAATTCTACCATCGATGTACCATCTGCGGAAAATATCGTCAGCAAGATTGGAAAAGTTCAACATCTTAACGATTGTTTCAAACTCTTCTGTGATTTTCTTCTTAATGGACTCTGGTTGTTTCAAATCATCTAGTATGATATCTACAACTCTACCATCTTTATCGTGTGTAATGGCTTCATCAACAATCTCAGTGATTGCTTGGTCACACTCAGGATGATTGGACATTTCACGATATCTTGTGATCAACTCTAGTTCATTACGAACTGAGCCTTCCAAGTCTACGTATGTGCCGTAGTGTGCGTTTTGTGTTATCGTTACTGCGCCATCATCCAACGCTTCTGTTGGAAGCGCAAACGAGGACTGCTTAGGGTCCTCTTTTTTGATGATATCTTTATCACCTAGCGTGAAACCGAATAATTTTATTGCCATCCGTACTTTCTTTCCATTATGAAAAGGAGGGGAGAATTTCTCCCCGTCCTATTAAGCCACCAAATCTTCGGCGGATTCCCACCATTGATACGACAAGTTTACAGTAAACTCTTCAATTGTGTCGTTGGAACCCCAATCAACATCAATTGGTGCAACATCAGTTGGGAATAGACCAATGAATTTGTATTTCTTCAGGATGTCACCAGTTTTACCATACTGTCTAACTTCACCATCAACGGTGTAGCTAGATGGTGTAGTAGCTGCTGGATTACGCAAGTTCAATGAGTGGCTGTTCATGCCATTCATCCAACGTTCGAACGCATTACGAATGATGAAATCTTCATCGTTAATAACGGTAATTGTCCAGTCTGCGAAAGTTCTGTTTCCTGCAAATTTAAGCTCACGTCCAAAGTACTGTACAGGTACTGTGTTCACTGTGGAACCTGGTAGCTGTGCGGTTTTGCACATGAAGCTCAATTTTGTCAGTGCTGTTCCTGGCAAAGCAAAAGCTGGAAATGGTAGTGTCACCTCAAATAAATTTGGGCGGGCACCATCTCCCTGCATTTGAGAGCGGAATTCGTTAATATTGAATGCCATTTAGTATTCTCCTATTCTCTCTTATTTATTACGCTTGGCTACCAACAATTTCGTAGAAGTTCACACCAGTGCGAACCGCAACAAAGTTAAGTTGGATGTAGTTGATGGAACGAGCAGGCTTAATGTAGATATCACCAACGAATTGATTTTGATCAATTACTTCACCTGTGTTGTTGGTAGAATCACACACAACACGGAAGTCGTAAATACCACGGCGACCTTGAACGTTACGTAGGTATGGCTCAACCAAGTTTACAAACGCAGCGCGAGTAAATTCATCATTGAATTCAAATAGAGATGAACGTGCAGCTTTTGCAATAGATTTTTCTAGAACGATGAACAAGCGGCGAACGTTAATACGATCAAAAGCACTTGGACGATTCAGTAGAGTCTTATCGCCATACAGAATAGTTCCTTCACCTGGGAAAGTAACAACAGAGTTTACACCCTTCTTGTAGATTGCATCACGCTCGGCTTGTGTTGGATTCCATGCTAGACGAACTACGTTTTTGATCACACCGCGATTTAGACCGGCTGGTGAGAACCATGGATCTCTCTCGTTGTCTGTACGAACACATAGACCGGCGATATCACCGTTCAATGGTACCCAACGGTATACATCGTTGTACTTGTCATATTGATATTTCCATCCAGAATCCATAACAGCGAAACTAGATTTTGTGTATGAATCTGCTGTTGCTGCAATATCAGTAGCTTCGCTTCCCGAGTTGTCAACCACATCAGCAAACTCTGGTGATACAAAGACTAAACAGTCTTTACGTGTTTCAGCGATAGAAATTAGATGGTTTGGAATTGTTGTTCCTGTTGTTTCACCTGCCATGATCAGTGAAATGTCAACTGAATCTGCATTTGCAAACAAATCATATGATGAATTGATGTTTCCTGCAGTTGCAACATGATCTACACCACCAGATAGTGTTGCAGTAAGTGCAGTAGCCATTGAAGTATATGCAACTGCTCCGGTTGCCGCTGTACCCCAATTAGCTGCTAGGTGACCGCCCCACCACAAGTACTTCGAACGTGTGTTGATTGCTTCTTTATAGTAGTTGCTTGAACCGTCTGAGTTTTTAGCATCTGATGCTTTGGAAACAAATGGATATTTCTCCAAAATTGTTCCTGCGACACCACTAATTGCTCCATTACTGTCTAGAACAATAACGTGCAACTCATCATTGCTTGAGTTTCTGTCTGATGCCCACTCAGATGTTGCTGGTGCAGAATCAAATTCACCTGCATATGTCCAACTTGTGAATGTGTTTGAGTCTGCAACCGATACTCTGATTGAGTTGCCTAAAGCACCTGCATATTTTGCATTGAATGCGGATGATGTATTTGAGCTATGAGATTGCTCATAATCAATTCTGTTTTCTATCAAAACTGTTGTTGCGTTAGCGTTTGCTGTAGCATTTTTTGCATTAGCGCCAACAGAACGAACAACTCTCAAGTCACTTCCATATGCCAAGAAGTTTGCTGCTGTGTAAAATGTTGCGTAAGTATTTGCATCAGGTTTGCCGAATCTATCAACCAATTGTATTTCATTGTTGACGATAGTGATTTCGTTAGCTGGTCCCCAAGCAAAATTGCCTGCGACTGCGCCAATGGTAGTGGCAACTGATGGAACAACTGTTGTTAAATCTACTTCTGAGATATTAACACCAGGTGATAATTGAAAAGCCATATTTTGTTCTCCTTATTATTTTTATAGAACTGAATCGTATTATTCTATTTATCATTTTATAAACTTGAGGCCATGTAGCCTCGCTGACCTAGGTTTGTCCACAGATCGGTGCCATCAAACTCTTTTTGTTCTTGTAGACCATCATCAAGCTCACCCACAGGCAACATCTCATCATCCATCTGTAGGCTTCTTTCGTCCAACAATCTCTGTCTAACGTCAGAATCTGTGATTTCCTTGAAGTATGACTGTGCTGTCAGCCAAGAAAACAACACCAGAGTCATCACAATGTCGTCATTATTACCTTCTTCAGCTTCATAAGACTCCTTTACTCTGACAAATGTGTTCAGTTCTGCGATAGCATCAAAGTCATTTGTTATGAGTTTGTCTGTTTCAATCAGAGTTTTCAAGTTAGCACAACCAATTTTTTTGACTGTTTTGGATGTTTTTACACCATATGCAGCACCTTTTTTGAAGCCTGATGATATATGCTGGCCCTTTATCTCATGATGCTCGATCCTGAATATGTTCTCATACTCAAGATCGTAGTGTAGGATGTCCACAACTTGTTGACCAACGCTGTTCGTTTCAACCAGAACCCAAGCTCTGTTATATCTATTAGCTAAGTTATAAACATATGTTGGAAATAACATAGGAGACAGTTTGTTGTCTCTGAATTTAGCCACATGTTTGTACGGTAACTCAGTAACATCAATAACTGAGCATACTGAATAGTCTAGACCAACGCCTTCGGCACAATCAACCACAGCAATGTATGTGTGACCCGCTTTGGGTGCCTCGAAAATTTGTAGATACTCTTCTGTGGATATTGGATAGTTGAATGTCAGTGTCTTTAATTTTGATCCTGGAATCAACGTTGCAGATGACCCTAAGAATTCACATTCAAATTCCTGCCTGAACTGCTCTTCACTTGTGTTTCGTATCGTTTCATCTCGCCACTTAGCATCTCTACCTGGCACCATAGACCAGTGAACTTCAAACGGAACATACAGAGAACGCTTTTCAACCGCATCTGTCCACATCTTGTAGAACATGTTCAGTCCATGTGGCGTTGAAACGATGATAACTTTGGTAGTTTTACCAGAAGAGATAACTGGATAGGTCGAGGTAAAGAACTCAACAGCCATATTCTGTGGAACGAAAGCGAATTCGTCCAAGAATACTAAGTTGTATGATCCACCACGAACACCAGCCGCACTTGTTGCATATGCTGATATTTCTGATCCGTTTTCAAGAACAATGTTTCCTTTGTTCCATTCAACAATGCCTTGTTGCATCCAAAGTGGAAGATATTCAAACGCATATTTGATTCTACCGAGAATGTCTCTTGCTAGATCACCCTTGTTGGCTAGAATGGCGATCTTATAGTCATCCGTAAACAGTACACACCACAACATGTAGCCTGCGGCTGTGGTTGTCTTACCGACCTGTCGTGGCATTTTTGCGATGGAGAATCTATTCGCATGAAAGCCTTTGACCATTTCCTCCTGGAAAGGCCACATGTTAAATGGCATTAAGCCATGATCAACGTTAACAATCTTGACGTACTTCTTAATGAAGTATACAGGATCCTTAATGCATTTGGTAATCTCAATTAGCTGATCGTGGGTGTATTCAATTTCAACACCGGCACGTTTCAGACTTGAGTTACCGTTATATCCACCAGCATATGCCATTAGTTAATCTGCTTTATTTGTTTGATCAAGTCTGAAGTTGAACCAACAAACACAGCTTTATCCACTGTAATTTGTGGCTGGTCTTTTTGTGGCGTCAGATCACGCTTCTTCTTTTGCAACTCAATCAAGTCTTTGTTGATATCGGCCATACTCTTTAATAAGTTTGCTGCGACCTCATATGCTCTTGGGTGATCAGTTGCTGATGCAACTTGTAGTATGTTATCTACTGCAACTTTGCCCTTCTCAGCGAGTTCACGAATATTTTTTCTAGCAAACTCAAAATCAGAATCAATATCACTCTGAACAATAATGGGTGCAGGAAGGCTTTGTGTTCCTATAGGATTAATATCAAAGATATCTGCTAATGATTTATCTGTTTTCATAATGTGTTTGGAAATTCAGTTATTGTTGTTGTGAAACCATAATCATCGTCTGCATTGGCTGTTGGTGGATTTGGTTTTACCACAATTGAAACTGTCTTGATAGGATTCAAATCTACAGTGTCGATTGTGTACGTTGCATTTGAGTAGTCTCCAACAACGGTATCATTTTCTTGCAGGGGTGTAGACATGTCAGATACAACCAATGTGCCTAAACTATTGTTTGCAAAGTATGCGACTGATCCTGTTTTACCTGATCCGACTGTGCGAATTGTTTCACCTGTTGTGTAGACACCATTACCTGATGCCATGTCAACATAAACTCTCTGTGGATCACTCGATAATCTGCTGTCAACAAAGATGTTTGTATTTGCTTGTCGAATTAGCCCACCAATAATTGATGTTGCTGGAAATATATAGCCCTTAACTGTGAACGTTAAGTTCCAAATGATCAAACGAGTTGTGGACATGTCTCCTTCATAGTCTATCTGTGGTGTCACAGAATTCAACATGATAGGAATATCATATTTTCTACCTAGGGTTGGTATTAAGTCTACTGTAATCGTGAAGTCTGGAGTAAATAGTGGTAAAATCTGCTCAAGAATTTGTGTGCCATCCTCTTGATTTCTGACATAGATGTTCAGATCAAATTCGAAATTGTATGGCACTGGTGCATGTTGTGCAGAGTATTTACCTGTGGCAGAATCAACAGCAAAGTTTCTATTCAGTGTGTTAACTTTTCTGCTGGAATCATAGGTCAATCCTACCAAATCAAAAGATATCCTAGGCACATATGTATTGATCGACTTTGTTAGATTTGGATCGCTTGTCAGTCGTGTTAGATATTTCTCTTTAGCTCCGAATGACAGTGGTACTCTCATTCGCTCAAACTCCTGGTCACCCGATGTACTGTATCTAACGAGTATGAGGTCATTGAAAAGTGTGCCGAATGCGACAACCATCTTTCTTATTGTTCTATTGTAGAAGTGATCGTTCTTTAGCATCAAAATTCACCAAATGGGTTACGTTCTGTGAAGTCAATAATACCGTCTGCTTCAGACTGTATCCTCAAGTTATCGTTTATATCCTCGAAAACATTATTTCCGACTTGAGTATCTGTGTTTGTCGCAATAGCACTTCTATTTGCGTTACTGGTTTCACCACGTACTGTTCCTGAACCAAATGTTCCCTGCACACGAATGACAGTAATTGTTGAGTGTGGTGTGTAAGAGTAAACGACAGCTTGCGCATTAGCAGTTGCAACTGAACTGCCTTGGTATATGACTTCGCCAGGAACAAAAGAACCTGAACCAGCTGGATAAACAGTGGTGTTGGCCAACGCAATATCTGTTCTCTTATATTCTGCAAATGCTTGGGTGTCAATCTCTTCTACGCCTGTAGATATGATTTCTTCACTGAACACAAATTGTTTCATCTTCAGTGCATACACGTATACGTTTCCGCCACGCCCTCTACCTAGTGTATAGAACATAGCTTGATCGTTTTCGTTCTCAACGAACGTAATTTCAAAGAAGTTCTGCACCAGAGGAATATAGATCAGGTCGCCTTCTCGCGCTCTAGGTAAGTTTGCAGTCATTGCAAATCTACGTCTTGAAACTAATAGAGTTACCTCATCACGAATCTCAAGTCCAAATTTAGAAATGAAGTCGCCTTCGCCATCCATACCGGTGACGTTTTCCATGTACATTTCAATAGCATGTGCGGTGCGATATTGTTTCAGGGTGTCTTCACCATAAAGCATATCAACTTCATCACGGCTTGTGCGAGGAAGATAGTATACATCCATGCCATTGATTTGCATGGCCTCAATCACCAAATCTTCTACAAGTAATTGCTCACTTGTTATTTGGTGCTGAGGAAAATTGTTGAAATAGAAATTCGTGGACATCTATTTTAGCCCATCATTATCTCGCCAGGAAGTACGTTTGTGCTTATCAAACCATCTTCTAATTCTTTCATCTCTTCAGCCGCCTCTTGCATTATTCTGACACCATCAAGTGTAACACCACCGGGCATTTGAATACCTGCGAATTTACTGAGATTGCTTCCCCACTGATATTTGATCTTTGCTGTTGCGTATTGCTTCAGGAATCTATCGTTCCATACGTCTGAGAAACCTGGGCGTGTCAGTGTGGCACCTGTTGTTGTAGATGCAAACTGCGGAGTCACGTTTAGTGATGCTGGTCCTGCAATCGAGACAATTTTCTTGAATTCACCATTGATGATAATTTCATCATCGACAGACAACTCACTATTGAAAGATGTGCCTGTTCCAATTACGGTGTTGGATGTGGCAGTAACGGATACTGTGCCTGTGGATATTCTGGAATCTGGTTCTATTCTGCGATAGCACTCAACGATGACCCAGCTTCCAACAGAAACATCTCTTGTCCAATCAATGTCAAGATACAATCTATTCATCTTCCTATTGAATCTGACTTGTGGTGTTCCTGAGAACAACAGATTCAATGTTCGGATGTGTTGCATCGTTATTTCATATGAAACATACGATACCGATGTGAAGTCATAAAGGTCATGCAATCTCAGTTGGTATCTCAAGTCAAACATGTTGACTGAGGAGTTTGACTGGTCAAATGGTAAAATGCCAGTAACAAAATTGACTGCATCAGGACAGAATATGTATCTCCTGTCCATATCTTCCTGAGTGATTTGATATTTCAAATACATCTGTTCCATACCATCATAATGATAGTCATGGTAGAATGCCAATGCATCATCAACACGATCATCCAGCTGATCTTCATCTACGTTTATTTGAATGACCGGATGTCCAAGTCTGCGTAAGCAGTATTCTTTGAATTCTGATCTTGTTCTAGGAGTTGCCATGTGTTTTATCCAATCGTTATTACCTATTTATAAAGGTAAAACGCCCCATTAAAGGGGCGTGATATTGTCAATTGAAGTTAAATTATACGCAACTGCCAGCGACAAGCGTTTGGCCAGCAGGACATGAATAAGACGTATTGTTTGAGTTTGTGGTTGTCACATTAGGCTGAATGTTTTCCATGGCATCGGCAATAGCTTTGATAGAATCACTCGCATCTTTTGAAATACTAGCTGAAGCTGCACTTCCTTGACCACTGACTGTTGTGGTTGCGGTTAAACCAGCTTTAGCAACATCAACTGTGGCTGCCAGCCCAGCACCTGCTGTTGTAGTAACTGCTGTTAGACCAGCACCTGCAATGTTTGCAAACGTGTTGTTTGTGTTAGTGGTTGTAGCCACTTGGTTATCACTCTGTTTGATACCCAATGCAGTTGCGTTATTGCTTTGTGTGATAGCAACTTGACGGTTCGCATTGATTGAATAGAACTGTGTCAAGTTAGGCAACAGCAATGAAGTCCATTGCAGTGCAATATCACCAGCAGATTTTGGTGGCAAGATTTGTTGTTGTTGATTGCGGGTGTTGTTTGAGGCAGCAAAGTTGATGCTCATAACAGCCGCTACCTTAGCTGTAGCATCACCTGTTCTTGCAATCTCAGCAAGAGCCGCATATTTTGCACTTTCTGCGGTTGCATTTGCTGATGCAATGGCTCTTTGGGCGTCTGCGTACATCTTATAATCTTGGCTAGCACATCCAGTAAGAAGTGCTACAGACAATAAAGCCGCTATGGATAAAAATCGTTTCATTTTAAGCTCCTGGTAAGGGTATATGTACTTATATATCAAAAATCAACCGCTAGGATATCACTTGATTCCCATAGACTTTCTGATCTTTGTAGCACTTATTGCATGTGTCGCGTCATCAAATACTTCCTGCTCAATCTTATATCCAACATCTCGCCCATAGGTAATGTTCACGATGTTAGGAACAACCTGAATTTCATATTGTCCTTGATATAGAGTGTCAAGATCGCGTTTAATATAGCTTTTGACTTGTTCAATGGCAAATGGATTTGATCCTTGCCAGCCTTGACAGTCTCGGATTTGTATGACAACCTGGCCAGTCTTGCTGATAGCTCTCTCAAACAAAGCTCTGTGACCTTGGTGCCATGGCTGCCATCTTCCTAGCATCTGAACAGTCTCTTTTTGCCAATCAAATGTGGGTCTGCGTCTATTATCCAGAATATGAGCCGCAATAAACTCACCCCATTTTTCACCATGCTGTTCGGTAATCCTGAAGTCGTAAACTTCTGGTGGAGTGAAAATCTTATTGGTGTCTTCAAAGCGACCTTTATCAATGGTATCTACCCATACTGTCCAGTCTGCTTTGAAGTTATTTCGCATTTCCTGAAGAGGAGCAACGAAATCACAAATTACAAAATCCATGTCACCATATTGAGTCTCAGCAAGTTCTGCCATTCGTTTACTTTGGCGAATACGACCCTCATGACTAAAGTCCCAATCGTTGAACTTTTTTCGTACATCATCCGCATTCAACCAGCCAACACGTTTTCTATCAGCTTGTAAATGATCCAAAATGTGTTGAGCTAGATAAGTCTTCCCGGCACCTGGTAGACCCATAATAAGAATTTTCTGCATAATATACTCCGTTAGATTACTCTGCGGCTTGTTCTGTTTGTTCTGCTGGCTGTTCTGGCACTTGTGGTTGAACTTGTTCATGGATCAAGCTGACCAATTGCGCTGCACCTGTTTTAACTGGTAGTTCACCCAATGCATAGATGATACCGTTGACTTGTTCTAATGATAGTTTCAATGTAATTTCCATTTTATTCTCCTTGTGTTATCCAAATGTTTTCGGCTAGTTTTGCTTCGCCTGTTGTAATAGCTGCTAGTAGATCCGTGATATCTTCTCCTGAATCAACAATTGCTTGATCAGAAACAACAATTTTCAGATGCGCAACGTTGCGTTCAATATTGCCTTTTCTTTCATTGTTTGCCTGTGATCCAGCAGCCAATTTTGCAATCTCATCACCAATAACCCACACACTGTCCCGTGCAGCTTTGATGGTTCCCTTGATATCGTCTAATGTTCTTACTCGTTCTTCCATGATAGAATCTCCTTAAATAAATCTTGTGTCTTCTTGGTCTATTACTTCGCCAAAGAAGCTAGTCTTCTTTTCTGGCTTATCATCAACCGTTTCGTTTGTTAATGGCACATCATCAAGTTCTCGCCAAAACTCCGCACCAACAACTGCATCCAAAATAACTTTTGGTAATACATCTTCGGGCATTTGAGCAGTTGACTTCAATTCTTTGCGGACCTCGTGCATGTCAGTGAATCCATAAATTTTAGCATCATCTTCTTGATGCTGGTTTATCAGGTTCTTAAAATCATGATTGTATTCTGATTCTCCTAGAAACTTATATATCTGTCTCATAGTTTCTTTTGGATTACTTACAAGATCCTTGTACTCAACAAAGTGAATACTTGTTCTATATCCCTCAGAAAGAGCTTTCTTTAGTCCATCAAACGATTGACCAAGAATGCCTGGACCAGCAATAGC